GACCCAAGTGATATGGATAAATTAGATAAGTTATTTGTAGCATTAAGTTCAGCAATCACAAGTATGGAAAGAAGATTAGATAAAATCCCCGAACAGACTATGAGATATGATTCGGAATATTCATCAGAAACTTTAGACCCTGACTATGAAAGAACTTCTTTGCGCCTTAATTAAACATAGTGATTACTATGAAATTAGGTTCTATTGAGAAGGATAAACAACCTTCTCAAGAAATTCTTAGGTTGTTTGAAAAAACAAGAGTTGCTTATTTATCAGCAGCACAAGACCCCGATGAATACGGTGGTCGTTGGCGTAATGCAGTTGATACTATAATAGAATCTTATGAAGAATTAGATGCGGCAGGTAAGGAATTGAAGAACTTTATTGATGAGAAAGATTTGAATGATAAAGATACTAAAGACCCTACTACAAGACAAGCAAAGGAATTATATGAAAATATTAAGTTACTAAGATATTCTTCTCGTATTGTAGCAGACCCATTTTCTGATATGTTTAAAGGAAATGTTCTTGAAGAATTATTAGATAATCCTGAAAGTATGGTTAAATTTGTTCACTATGCTTTAAGGGATGACAATAAAGCCCTTCCCGAATCCGTTTTAGCAGTTAAAGGGATGCAACCCGACACAATTACGGAGGGTCTTATGGGGCTTGACCTAGAATCAGAGGATATTGCCCTCTATATTATAGAGCATTACGGGGATGGAAAAGACTCAAAGAAGGTCGAATCAAAAGTAAATGCTGCTATGGATATGTTAGAGTTAATTTACTTTTCTCAGCACGAAGAAAAAGATTGGAAAGATTTGAAAGATATAGAAGGAATGAAGAAATCAGTCGAGAAAGATGAGAAAAAGTCTATTTCTCATTTTATTGTTCCTAATAAACCAATGTATAGAATATTTGAAATAGAAGATATTAATCAATTAAAAGGATTTAGTGGTGATTGGTATGTTCAAGAAAAATATGATGGGATGCGAATACAATTACATAAATTAGATGGTAAAGTTAAAGTTTATTCTTTCAACGAAAAAGATATTACAGAAAAGTGTATTGCTCAAGTAAAAGAGTTAGAAAAGAAAGAATATGGGGATTGTATTTTAGATGGAGAATTAGTTCTATTTGATGGTGACGACCCTTTACATAGAGCAGATACTATTGCTCATGTTTTTAAAGGAAAGTATAAAGATGCTACATTAAAGTGTCATGTATTTGATATTATTAGGCATGAGTCACAAACATTAGCGGATGAAGAATTAGAAAATAGAATGACTATTTTGTTTAATAATTATTCTTCTAAGTCAAGCCAAGCCATTTCTTTCCCATCAAAGAAAGATACTCGACAAGCAGATAGTTTAGAAGATGTTGAGAGATATGCTAAAGAAATGATGGATATTCCTACATCAGAAGGAGTTGTCATTAAAGACGCTACTTCAACCTATTACATAGGAACTAAGAAGAATCCCAAGTGGATTAAATGGAAAAAGTTTGTTGATTTAGATGTTATCGTTTTGGAAAAGAAAAAGACAAAAAGTAATCTTTATTCTTATACTGTTGGTGTTGGCCCGATTATTGAGGAAATGGATGGTTTGGTCGAAGTAAATAAAACCAAATACTTAAATGTAGGTAAAGCCCTAAATACAAAAATTGCAGTTGATATTGGCGATATTATTAGAGTTAAAGTTGACGAAGTAAAGAAGAAGGGGGATGGATATAGTTTATTCTCCGCTAAAGTTATTGAAATACCTGAAGTTGAGCATCCTGATAAATTAGTCACTCTTGAGTTATTGTCTCAAGATACTAAGAAGTCTTTAAATTATGATGTAACTGCTTTAGAAAAAGGAGTAAGAGTCACCGACCATATACACGGAGAAGCCGATGTTATTATCAAATATGATTTAGATGGTTTTACTATTTATGGTTTTGAAGAAAATAATCTAATGTCAAGAAACGCTACTGCTGATTTAGATATGTGGAAACAACAAGCGATTGATATTATGAAATCAAAGCAAAGTGAATTAACCGTTGCTATTTTCCAATATCTTAAACAGAATGGCCCACAAAGAGTAAGTAAAGTCCATAATTTTTTAAAAGAAAAACATAAAGAATTATATGAAGATGTTTTAGAATCAGATTCAAAGAAACTTAAAAAGTGGTCTGTTCAAAGAGATGGCATCAGTGAATTTGAAAATAGATTAAAGGCTGATGAAGATAAGATAATGCAAGAAGAAGAGATTAAGAAATCTTTTTTACTTAAAAACACAAGGCTTATTGAAGAAGCACAAGAATTAGAAGAAGAAATTACTATTGATTCTAATGCTGATATGGAAGGAGAATGTTGTTCTAACCTTAAATTAGGTTATGTATCTATACTTAAAAATAGTTTAGAAGAGTTAGTGGCTGAAAATGGTAGTTATGAAAACTTTATTAATAGGGCTGATGCAGCCCTTAGAGCATCATACGCTTCGACATATGAAGAAGAATTGAAAGAAATGGAAGACAGTGTTTTAGATATTTCTTGTGAAGAATTAGTTGAACATTTAAGAGAAGTATTTGAACAACACCGTTTTTCTGATATAAAACTACTTCTTGATGAATATGAACAATGTCAGTTTGGAGAAGGTTTTTCAGATAAATATGCTATGTTAAAAGCATATAAAACTCCAAAAAAACTACAAGAAGGTTTATTTAAACTATATGCAAGAGAAGATAATAATGTTACATTAGCCATACAAGTTGGTGATGAAAATATGTTTTGGACTATTGATTTAGAAAACGATGAAGAAATGTTTGATTTATTCGGGGCGGCTGGTAAATATCCCGCAGAAGTTTCTAAAAACATAGAAAGAGGAAAGGTAATTGATTCCGGTAAAATAAGATTAGGTGTTCAAAGAGACGGCTATCACGAATATTTCTTAGAAGGTAATAAGTTTGAGACTAAAATGCACATTAGAGTCATTAAAGTCGAAGGACAAGAAATGTGGCTTGCGTGGACAGGCTACAAACAAGAACCTGCCGATACAGAAGGGGATAAAGGAAAATGGAATATCTATGAGGATAGGTATAACAAATTATCCATTCCTACGAATGAGTAGTGTTCTTTATATACTGAAATGAACAAGAAGGGGATGAGGAAGAATGACTTCTGCCGTATTACACAATAATACTCACGATTTCAGGATTCTAAAAAGCGATGATTTAATGATTGGAGGATATGCAAGCATTGAAATCGTTGATAAGCAAAATGATTTAATCACACTTAAAGCACTTAACGAGGCAGTTAAAAAATATATGGAGAACCCTAAGTTTAGAAATGTAATGACAAATCATTCAAATGTTCAAGTTGGGGAAGTAGTTGAATCATATAGAGATAAAACAGGGAGATTGTGGAAAACAGAAGTTGATGATGTTGGATTCTTTGTTGTTATTAAGTTAAGAGATGATATAGAAAAAGCCAAAGAAATTAATAGAGGCATTAGAAAAGGTTCATTGAGGTCATTTAGTATTGGAGGACAGGCTTTAGAAAAAGTAAAGAAAAACCATCAAGAATTAGGCGACTACAATGAAATAAGTAAACTTGAATTACATGAGGTAACAATCTGCGAAAAAGGAATTAATCCCGAAGCAAAGTTTGATATTTTAAAACAAGACAAAAACGAGGTGAAAAAATTGACCAAGATAGAAAAGGCTCTTGAAGAATTGGATGCTCTTATGGCAGAAGTCAATACTTTGAGAAAAGAAGAAGAAGAAGAAAAAGAAGAATACATGGACATGGACAAAGAAAAAGGAATGCCTATGGACATGGATAAAGAGAAAGAAGATATGACGGATGAAAAAGCCATGTATGATGAAAAGATGATGGATGAAAAAGGTATGTATAAGGATGATGAAGCCAAAGCCTATGTTTCAACCCTTGATGGTGCAGGTGTCGAAATTGGCGAACCTGCTGATAGGGTTGTTATTGAAGGCGGTAGGCCAAAAGCCTCCGATTTACCTGTTGTTAAGGCATTTAACAATGAGGAACTAGAAACCCTTGATTTGTCCGTTGCTAACATTGAGAAGGCTTATGATGCTTTCCGCCAAGAACAACTTGAAAAGTTAGCATACGACAATCTCCAAAAGCAGTTTGAAGCACGATTTGAGGCTGAAACTGCAAATAGAACCAATGCAATTGCAAAGGCTAACTATGATGCTCAAAGTGAAATTGCTTCTCTAAAGAATGAATTTGCATCTTTGAGAAAGTCTCTAACTGCTGAAAAGGAAACTATCCTAAAGGCTCAAGAAGAGGCTGAAATCAAACTCCCTTCAATGGATGAATTGGCTGAAATGGAATGGTCGGACATTCACAAAATGGTAGGAGGTTATTAAGATGGCTGGATATATTAACACAATTGCAGACTTAGAGGCACAAACATACGGAACAGGCGCAACAGGGCATATTAGCAATCAATTGCTAAAGGCTGCTGGAACAATTAGCGGTATTCACACCGCACACGATGGTTCATTCAGCGCACCAAGCGGAATTAACGCAAATCTTTACAATAAGATTTACGGACAAAAAGTTTGGTCTATGCTAAATAGAGAGTGTAATGCACTATCTGTTATTTCAAAGAGGCCATATTCTTCAAGTGGTTGGAGAATCCTAGCAAAGAGAGCAGGTGGCGGTTCTGGAAACTTTTTGGACATTTCTGCTGCTTCTAACACTACTTTGAATGATGCACTATATGGTGCTGATTCACTTAGAGCAGACCGAATTGGTGGTGTTGTTGAAAATGCAGCATTAGATTCTAATACAGATGGATTGGTTTCTATTGCACCAGAATATGACACACTATTCACAAGCCCAAAGATTATTGCACATCAATTCTCTTTCAGCGAACTTTCAATGGAAATGGCTGCAATTGATGATGGAATTGGCGATATTAGAGCGCAATTGCGTGAAGATATGGGTAAGCACCACGCTGAAGCACAGAATAGTATGCTTGTAATGCCATTGGAGTTCTATTCTCCAACAACTGCATATAATACAGCAAATGCTATTGATAGAGGATATACTTCTCTATACAAGATTGTGTCTTCTAAGGCTGAAATTGATGAATTGGCTGACAATTCCGGTGGAAACCTTGTTGATGCTGCTACTGATAACGCTATTGACCATCTTTATGGAAAACAAAGAAGCGATTCTATCGGTTATTTGGATGCAGAAGTTTCTTTCGGTGATGGATATACTTCCGCAGAAGCACGACAATTGACTCTAACTGTTATTAATGACATGATTAGAAGACTTCGTGTTGCTGGTGGTTCACCAAAGGTTATTCTAACAGGATATGATACACTTCAAGTGCTTTCAGACCTATTGCAAGCACAAGAACGCTTTATGGATAGAAAGGAAATTGTTCCTACTGTTAATGGAGTTAGAGGTGTAAAGGGTGCAGAAGTAGGATTTAGAGTATCAACTTATTATGATATTCCGCTAATTCCTGTTGCTGCTATGCCTTCAACCGGAAATAACTCAAGTGGAATTACTGATATGCTTTTCCTTGATACAGACCATTTGTGGCTATCTGTTATGAAACCAACTCAATACTTTGAAGATGGTATTAGCAACGGAAACCCATTCGGTGTCGGAACACTTGGAAACAAGGCACTTTACCGCACAATGGGTGAAATGGGCTGTTCTTACTTTAAGGGTCAAGGAAAGATTACCAACATACTGTGAGGTGATTTAATTGGCTCATACAGTAACATTATTGGCAGACCATAAAGGTTATACAAAGCCAAAAGCGAATGGTGACGAATATCAAGTGGATGCACTAATTAACATCACTAACTATGTTTCGGGAGGAATTACTCTAACTGCAACAGAAGTAGGATTAAGTCAAATTACACAAGTAATGGTGACAGGTGTTGAAGAAATAGGTCATTCAGCAAGAGCAGTTATTTCAACTGCCGGTGCTTATGAATCTGTTTCAAGTGTAAAGATAATTCTTTCAACAGGTTCAGCCCAACAAAGCGGAACGGCTGATGAAGGAATGATTCGTGTAAGAGTATATGGATTGCTTTGAGGCGATTTAATTGGCAACAATTAAATTAAATCGAAATGGGCGATTTAACGAAATAGTTCTCAAGGGGCGGCTTTTAACAAGAAGTCAGCCCCTTGAGGCTATGACGGTTGATTTCGTCTTAACTTTCTTAGGCGACCCAAATCTAACTATTACTTTTGATGAAGCAGATAGAAAAGATTTGAAAAAACTAGACCCTAAAAGGCTAATTCGCCTATCGAGAGCATTAGATAGAGATATTACTACACATGATGAATTGTGTAAACTATTACTACCTTCTAAGCCAAAAGTAAAGAAACCAGCACCTAAGCCCAAAAAGTCGTCTTTAACTGAATAATCCTTACGATAGGGTTAAAAGGGAGAGGCCATTTAGAGGGATTGAACGAGAGTGATTATGAATGCCAAGTTGTCGAAGTAGTGGATTATTAACAGGAAATACCCAAGTATTTACAGGTCAATGCAAATTGATTTCAATTCATGTTTGTGCTGATGGTGGCGCAAACTTTACTTGTAAAGTATTTGATGGAACGGCCAACACTGATAAAGAAGTAGCAAGATTCCTTGTTCCTAGTGGAGAAACAATGGAATTTGATATGCACGGAGTAATTATGTCTAATGGCATATTTTACGAAGAAACAACCAATAATGGTTCTGTGTTTATAAACTTCGCTTGAGGTGATAAAATGGCAGCATTAAGTCAAGATACAAGGTTGGTTATGACAATTTTATTTGTCGGTGTATTAAGTGGAACAAATGTTTTTGTTTATGCTAATTATGGTGCAGGTTTCCCCTATACTACATTAGCCCATGCCACTTTATTTGGGTTAGGAACAATAGGTTCAATTATGGTTATGAAAGCCGTATTTGATTTAGTTCTTAACGATAGAATAGAAATGTGGCTTCTTGATAGGAAAATACAAGCCTATTGGGAAAGAAAGGCTAGAGATGAGCAACAAAGACAAAAGATGCGTGAAAGCGCAAAACAATATAATACTTCTTTCTATACTGCCGCACCAGCACAAGAAGAAGTTAATGAAGTTGGGAATGAGTTTTTAGCCGCACTACAATGAGGTGGTTAAATGCTTTCAGACATAATGGGTCTTACCGACAATGATTATATTTATAATCAATCAAGGGCGCATTCAGCAGATATGCTCTTTTTTAAGATGAGAGCATGGTTTTGGGGCACTTGTGCTACAATCTGTGCATTCTTTATAGGAAATATAATGGGTGTTTTTGATATTAATATCCTCGGTTGGATATTAGATACCTTTTGGCATTCATGGGAGGTTTAATCTTGTCAATGATGACAGGATTTGCTATTCTTGTTGGCGAAGCCATGATAAGTTTTTGGAGAAAGGTTCATGCAATTAATTTTGGAGTTTATGGGGCGACAATGGTAGGTAAAACAACATTAAGTCACCAATTAAGAACAAGGGGCGAAGTGCCACAAATTAATGAAAGAACCGTTGGACTACATAGAGCATCAAGAAAAAGTGTTAAAATTGATGGAGATTCTCATACAATTAAAAGCGCAGATATTGGAGGAGAAGCAATCTATTGGAAAGAGTGGGCTAAAGATATGCAAAAGCGCAGAGTTAAATATATTATATTTATGATAGACCATAGACATTTAGATAGTGAAGTTAATTTAGACCATCAAGTAGCATGGAAATTTTTAGTTGATACAATCTGTTCTAATAATTGGCCGACAGGAAGAAAAAAGAGAGAATCTGATTACCCAATGGCAGTAGGAATATGGGCAAACAAATACGACATATGGGGAGAAAAATATCCATTAGAAGAAGGGCAAAC